AGATGGAAGTAATACCTGGTTAGCTTGGTCTTCATCAGCTGATACAATTGGTAATTATATTAGATACACTACAGATGATGGTGTGATTGGAAACGGAATAACAGTGAGAGCATTATTAACACAAGCGTAAGATGCCAGATATTTTAACAGATATATTATTTGCTGTAACTGAATCTCATGTAGGAAATACTTTTGAAATGTATATTCCTGTATCTGGTTCTGTTGGTAGTCCAGCTTTTATAGAACCGCAAACTGTTTATTATGAAATAAAATTGCCTGGAAAAGAAAATATAAGTATATTCTAAATTATATATTTATCATAAACGATACATCATGGCAGATTTAACAGTATATATTAATGAGAAGATTACCTTAAATGGTACTGATAGAGGAGTATTAACTACTCAAACTATTACAGGAATAAATAATATTGATAATAGAATTTTAAATATATCTTCTGGATCAAATACTACTTTATTCTCATTAAGTAATGAAAATGGAGCAGGTACCTTTGTCACTAGTAGTTTACAATATGTTAGAATAACTAACACATCAACTACAACTCCTGTAAAACTTATAGTATCTTCTTCAACAGAAGCTATGAGTTATTTAATATCAACTGGTAGTTCATATATGCTTTCTACAAGTAAAATAACTGGAAGTTTATCAGGTTTAGATTTTAATAACATTACATCTATACAAGCTCAACCATCAGGATCATCTGCAACTATTGAATATTTCATAGCAACGACATAATATAAAATAAAATGAATATACCTATTTATCCTGGCTCAAGTTCATTTGCCCCTGGAGAAACTCCATTTGGGTTTTATGATTATGATGTTCAATTCCAAACCGATGCTGATAAAGTAGCTACATTTTGTGCTAGAAGATTAGGATATCCTATCATGGAAGTTGAACTTCAAGATTTAAACTTCTACGCCGCATTTGAAGAAGCTATCACTACATATGGAAATGAATTATATGCTTTCCAAACTAGAGATAACTTATTAAATGCTATAGGAGCTTCTACTGCCTCAAATATGAATCACGCTATCACAACTCCTTCAATGGCAGGTGTGATAAGATTATCTCAACAATATGCTGCTGAAGCAGGATCAGGAGGTAATTTAAATTGGTATAGTGGATCATTTATTACAACAGCTAGTCTTCAAGATTATGATTTTAATACTTGGGCTATAGAAAATAATGTAACTGGAGGAATGGAGATTAAAAGAGTATTTTACTACCCACCTCCAGCAGTTAACCAAGTATATAATTTAAGTATATTCTCAGGATTAGGAGGAGTACCAGCAGTAGGAAGTTACGGATTATTTGGATCAACAGGATTCTTAATGTATCCAACAAGTTTATTAGTTCAATCTGTTCAAGCTGTTGAAATGCAAAACCAAATTTCATTAGCTGATTATTCATTTGAATTAATAAATAATAAATTAAGAATATTTCCTATTCCTCCAGATGATGGAGCTTATATTTGGTTCCAATATATTAGTATAGAGGAAAGAAATAATAGTGCAATTACTCAATCCCCAGGTCAAGTAACAAATCCTTCAAATATTAATTTTACTAATCCAGTATACTCTCAAATTAATTCAGTTGGTCGTCAATGGATATTTGAATATACTTTAGCATTATGTAAAGAAATGTTAGGATATGTTAGAGGAAAATATACAAATGTACCTATTCCTAATAAAGAAATCACCTTAAATCAATCTGACTTATTAACCGCAGCAGCGGCTGAAAAAACAGCTTTAATTGATAGATTAAGAGTATACTTAGATGAAACCTCTCGTCAAGCTTTATTAGCAAGAAAACAAGCAGAAAGTGACTCAGCAATGAGTGAATTAAATAAATCACCAATGACAATCTTTATAGGATAATATGGCCTTATTTGGATCAAGTAGAGATGTTTCATTTGTAAGAAGAATGAATAGAGAACTGATGGGAAATATTATTTCTCAACAGTGTGCTTTTTACAAATATAAATTAGCTGAAACCACAGTTAATATGTATGGTGAAGCTTCTACTGGAAGAAACTTTGATGGTCCTGTATTATTAAACGCACTTATAACAATAGGTGATAATACAAGTCCTACAAGTGATTTAGGAGTAAATTTTGATTGGCCTATGTCTTTTGCTTTCTTAAGAGATGATTTAGTAGACGCTAATATACATCCTGAAGTTGGTGATGTTATTTTATATCAAGAAAGCTATTGGGAAGTAGATAATACAAATACAGTACAGTTTTGGACTGGAAAAGACCCTGACTATCCAAATGAACCTAATCCTTTAAATCCTGGGTTAGCTAATTTTGGATATAATGTATCTGTAACTTGTGAGTGTCATTATGTACCTGCTGATAGATTGAATATTATTAAAACTAGATTATAATGTCTGAAGGAAGAAAACCAATACCTAAAACTCAAAGAGAAATAATTATTTCTCAACAAGAGCCTTATAATCAGGAAGGTCCAGGATTTCAACCTACTGGAAATCCTAATTTAGCAAATAATCCAAATAGAGGAAACCAAATTTCATTTAGAGGAGATACTACAAAACCTTTCTCAATTGGTATTCAAGATATTGATGAGGCTATATTTTATTATTTTAAAAATGTTATAAAACCTTTTGTAATACAAAATGGAGAAAGATTAGAAGTTCCTATTATATATGGTTCACCTGAGAAATGGAAATCATTTCAACGTGATGGATATTATAGAGATTCTCAAGGTAGAATAATGATGCCTCTTATAATGTTTAAGAGAGATACAATCGATAAAGTTAGATCAATGACTAATAAATTAGATGCTAACAATCCTCATAATGTATCAATACAAAGTAAAAGATATTCTCCTAAAAATACTTATGACAATTTTAGTGTATTAAATAATATAAGACCTGAAAAAGTAAATTACGCAGTTATAGTCCCAGATTATTTAACTTTAACTTATAGTTGTGCTGTCAATACTTACTATATGGATCAATTAAATAAAATTATTGAAGCAATTGAATACGCTTCTGATTCATATTGGGGTGATCCAGCACGTTTTCAGTTTAGAGCAATGATTGATAGTTTTGCTACAACTAATACTTTATCAGACAATGCTGAAAGAGTTGTTAGCAGTACTTTTTCTATAAAAATAAATGGACATATTATCCCTGATGTTATACAGAAAGATATGACCGCGTTAAAGAAAATACCAGATAAAACTAAAATTATTGTTAATGAAAGAATTATAGAAGGAGAAAGTTTAAATTATCAAACTCCAACAGTTGGAGTTTTAGTTACAGGATATTGGAATGATCAAGGAATTTGGGTTGACACAGGTTTTTGGGATGATAATGGATCTTTAGCATAATAAATAAAATATTTTTAAACATGAGTATAAATAATTTAAGTAATGGATCGTCAGGAGCTGAAGCTAGAACTATAATAAATGAATTAGTTGATGCTATTAATGCTTTACCTACTATTGATAGTTCTCAAATTAATTTAGGATCATCAAATGATATAAGATCTACTTTAGGTATGTCTTTAGGATCTTATAACTATAGTGGTGGAAGATTAGCTACAGGTACATTAGTATCAGGAAGTACACACATCACATCAAGTGTTAGTACATCTGCCTTTTTACCTCAAGATTTTTTATATATTACAAGTTTAGATACTGGAATAACAACTATTAATCAGATTGATACTATTGATAGTTCTAGTATTTTTACTTTAAGTTCATCTATTGATAGCGGTAGTACTTCTATTGTATTTAGTCAAGTTAATCAAGGAGCTAATACTTTAAATGTAGGATCACAAAATTATTCCTCAGGAAATGATTCTGTAAATATTGGAGGAGGAAATGAAACCACACGATATGGAAATAGTTCATTAAATGTAGGAACAGGAAATTATTGTAATAATAGTAATACTCTTATATCAGGTATAGGAGGATCTTCTATGTTCTCTCCAAGTAAAGTATTATCAGGTAATATCTTAAATAAAAAAGGAGATTGTCAATCAACAGAAATAATGATTGGAGTAATAACAACAAATGATTCTCCTACTTCTGTTTTATTATATGGAGATAAAAAACTATCTATTCCTATAAATACAGCTCATAAATTTCATATAGAAGCTATAGCTCATCAAACTGGTGGATCTTCTGGAAATGTTGGAGATACTTATTCTCAAGATATTTACGGTGTTATAATAAATACAGCTGGTACAACCAAATTAGTTGGATCTCCAAATACTGCAAATACATTTTATTCAACTGATGCTTCTACTTGGGTTATAGATGTACAAGCTAATAATACTGATGATACTCTTTTAATTCGTGTTATAGGAGAAGCAAATAAAACTATTAAGTGGGTTTTTAAAATAACTTTTATTCAAACAAAAATATAAAATTAAAAAATGGCTATTAATCATAGATTATTATATGTAGATGTTTTTCCCTCTGGAAGGGGAGCTGCTAGTGTAATGGGAGTAGGATTAAGTGATCCTGACTATATTACACTTAAAAATTGGTGCAATGCTAAAAGTATCACAGGTATTAAATGGTATTGTGATAGTTTTTCTTCTGGTCAAATGGCTAATTTAAGATTAGCTATGGAGGATATGAGAAGTACTACCACAGTTCAAGATCATTCTTTTATATCAAATAACATTTCAACATACCCTCAAACCTCAGTTGATTTAACTGTTAATCCTTTTGGATATAAAAAACCAAATCAATCTGACTCTTTAAGTAGTAATGGTAATCAAAGATTTTTTACTGTTAGAAGAAATAGTGGATATGATTTAGAATATGAATTTTATGGTATGCCAAATAGTCAAAGTGCTTTTGATACAGTTTGGAAACCTAGAGTAGAAAATGGAGCAGTAGGATTAGATTTTTCATATCAAGGAGCAGGATTTTCAAGAAAAGATGGTGCTAATACTTCTTACTTAGGTTGGTTTAAAGATGTAGTAGGAGTAGCTGATACTATAGTAAAAACCCATACTAGAATAGATCTTCACGCTTATACAAATTTTAGATGGGGAACAGGTTCATTAGGAAGATATGGATTTAGTAGATATGATGATTTAGCTTATGCTCAAGCAAAATATATTCTTAATGGAAGTGAAGCTTATTTTAGTTCTACTATAAACCAAACAGTACCTGAAAATATGGTAGTAAATGCTGGATACGATAAATTTACAGTATTTCCTATTTTTAGTTTTGAAGCAGCAAATTACGACACTGCTACAAATACTTGGAATCACTTATCTCCAGTTTTTCCACATAATAATCTTAATAATAATTTTGCTGGAATGTTTTGTTATAGTGGATCTTTAGCTGGTGATACTCCTATTGTTGGTTTAGATTTAACATTTGATGAATTATTTAATTGTTATTTATCTGGTAATAAAAATGGAACAGGAACAGCAGGTGGATTCAAAAAATGGCAAAGTGATAATTTAACAGGTAATGAGAGATGGATACAAGAACCAGACGGGTATGTTTTATTTGAATATAGTTTAGCTTACGCCGCTCGTCCATCTACCTCAACTCCTTAATATTTATAATAAAATTAAATTTATGGAAACAAAGTTATTAACACAAGAAGAAATTACTCAATTGAAAAATACAAGAGAAAAAAGATTTCAATTAGTAGAAAGTTTTGGTATTTTAGAATCAAGAATTCAAGAAATTAATTTACAAAAAGAAACTCTTAAAGAAGAACTTAAAAAATTAATTCAAGAAGAAACTAATTTAGGTAAAACTTTGCAACAAAAATATGGTGATGGATCTATTAATCTTGAAAAAGGAGAATTCATAACCAGCTAATGTTTTTGATAAGTTTCACCATATTTATAACAAAAATCAAAAATAAACATAATTAACAATGGCAGAAACTTTAATATCACCAGGCGTTTTAGCAAGAGAAAACGATTCATCTTTTGTAAGTAAAAGACCGGTTACTGTAGGAGCAGCGATTATCGGCCCAACTGTAAAAGGTCCCGTTGAAGTTCCAACGATAGTTACAACTTGGAGTGACTATGTGAATAAATTTGGTACTACTCTTTTAAGTGGTAGTACTAATGATCAAAAAACATATACTTACTTTACTTCTATAGCAGCATATAATTATTTTGCTAATGGAGGAACTTCATTATTAGTAGCTAGAGTAAAATCAGGATCATACACATCAGCTACAAGTTCCTTAATTCCAACTGGTTCAGGTGGTCCTACAGCAGGTGGTTCACCTTTTGTATTACAAACATTCTCTAAAGGTGTTATTATGAATAATACTGGAGGTACAGAAGTAAGTGGAGCTTTAGCTAGTGGATCTTCAGATAACATTAGATGGCAAATTTTAAATGCTAATACTTCTTCTGGAACCTTTGATTTACTAATCAGACAAGGTGATGATAATACATTACAACCTATTGTATTAGAAACTTGGACTAATTTAAATTTAGATCCTAATTCTTCAAATTATATTGCTCGTGTTATTGGTGATATAAATGAAAATTATGATTCAACAAATAATCAAATCCAATACTCAGGATCATTTGCTAATAGATCAAATTATGTTAGAGTAAGTGCTGTTAATTTTACCACACCTAATTATTTTGACGCGAACGGTGTCGCTAAAATTCAATTTACAGGATCTTTACCAACAAACGCCTCAGGTACATTTGGATCTGCTACTGGTGATGTAAAAGGTGGAGCTTTATTTTATAATAATATAACAGACGCAGGCAATACTCAAGGATTAGTAGCAAGTAATTATGATAATATGATTAACTTATTATCTAATCAAGATGATTATAAATTTAATATATTATTGACTCCTGGATTAATTAATAACTTTGCTACCCACACTGGTAAAATATCTACTATTATTCAAAATACTCAAAACCGCGGTGATAACATTTATGTCTTAGATTTAGTAGGATATGGATCAAATGCATCTACAGTCACAGCTCAAGCTGGTACTAGAAATACTTCATATGCTACTTCATATTGGCCTTGGGTTCAAATTATTGAACCTTCAACAGGTGAATTAGTTTGGGTTCCAGCTTCAACAATGATTGGTGGAGTTTATGCTTATAATGACTCAGTAGCTGAACCTTGGTTCGCACCAGCAGGTATTAACAGAGGTGGTTTATCAACAGTAGTGAGAGCTGAACAGCGTTTATCTCAAACTCAACGTGATAGTTTATACTCAGGAAAAGTAAATCCAATCGCTACATTCCCTGGAACTGGTGTTGTAGTATATGGTCAGAAAACATTACAAACTAAAGCTTCTGCTCTTGATCGTGTGAATGTTAGAAGATTGTTAATTGCTCTTAAGTCATATATTTCTCAAATCGCTAATAACTTAGTATTTGAACAAAATACAGTAGCAACAAGAAATAACTTCTTATCACAAGTTAACCCATACTTAACAAGTGTTCAACAACGTCAAGGTTTATATGCGTTTAAAGTAGTAATGGATGATTCAAATAATACTCCAGATGTGATTGATAGAAATGAATTAGTAGGTCAAATTTACTTACAACCAACTAAAACAGCAGAATTCATTTACTTAGATTTCAACATTACTCCAACTGGTGCATCATTCCCTGCTTAATTCTTTAGAACATAGATATTTATAATAAACAAAAAGATAAAATAAAATGGCAGTATTAAATCCAAACGAAATATTCTTCACAGCTTTCGAGCCGAAGGTTAAAAATCGCTTCTTAATGTATGTGGATGGTATTCCAGCATATATCATCAAAAGAATTGGTCCTGTAAGTGTTGATATGGGTGAAATTAAATTAAATCATATTAACGTTTACCGTAAAATCAAAGGTAGAGCTCAATGGGCAGATATCGAAATGACTTTACATGACCCAATCACTCCCTCAGGTGCTCAGGCAGTAATGGAATGGGTACGTTTACATCATGAATCTGTAACGGGCCGTGACGGTTACTCAGATTTCTATAAAAAAGATGTAACAATCAACATTTTAGGTCCAGTTGGAGATATTATCTCAGAATGGATTGTTAAAGGAGCATTTATTAAATCAGCTAACTTTGGTGATTATAACTGGGATGAAGATGCAGCTGCTCAAGAATTAACAGTTAACTTAGGAATGGATTATTGTATCTTGAATTTCTAATTAGTAAAAATAAGTGTAAAGAAAGCTCACCTAAATTTGGTGAGCTTCTTTATTTTTCATATATTTATATCCGAATATAAAAGTTATTAAATAAAGATTATGGATCAAACTTTCAATTTTCCAACAGAAGAAATCGAATTACCGTCAAAAGGTTTAATATATCCTGAAGATAATCCTTTATCAAGTGGTAAAGTTATTATGAAATATATGACTGCAAAAGAAGAAGATATTCTTACTAACCAGTCTTATATACAAAAAGGTATTGTTTTAGACAAACTATTACAATCTTTAATTGTATCAAAAATTAATTACAATGATCTAGTTGTTGGAGACAAAAATGCTATTATGGTAGCAGCTCGAATTTTAGGTTATGGAAGTGATTATTCTTTTGAATATAGTGGTCAAGAATATACAGTTGATTTAACTAAAATAGATAATAAACCGTTTGAACATTCTAATAAAGGTATTAACGAGTTTAATTATACTTTACCGTCAACAGGCGTAAACATTACTTATAAAATCCTAACTCATGGTGATGAACAAAAAATTCAAGCTGAGATAGACGGTTTTAAAAAAGTTAATAAAAATGCTTCTGTTGATTTATCTACACGATTAAAATATTTAATAACATCTGTTGGGGGAGATCGAGATCCTAAAACAATAAGAGAATTTGTTGATACTCAACTCTTAGCTCGAGACTCACGTGAACTAAGAAAACATATTAAAAATACCCAACCAGATGTAGATCTAACTTTTTTTCCCGACGGAAGTACCGAGCCAGTTGATGTCCCTGTCGGAATTAAGTTTTTTTGGCCTGACTTCTGAGATCGCTTCGCAATACCGAGTTAATCTATTCACCCAAATCCATGAAATAGTATTTCATGGAAAGGGTGGATATGATTGGGAAACCATCTACAATATGCCTAGATGGTTAAGGCAATTTACTTTTAATAAACTTACAGAACATTATAAACAAGAAGCAGATGCTCAATCTAAAGCTTCTCAAAAATCAACAACTTCTACATTAATAGATCCATCAGGAAAAATTAATAGAGAAAATTGGAAAGATGTTCAAGTTCCTAAAAAAATTACCGCGGGTCCTTCTAAAGTTAAATATAAATAAAAGTTATACTTTTTAATATTTATAACAAAATATACTTAATAAATGGCATTATCAGCAGACGACGCAGCAAAATTACAGCAGAAATTGCAAGAAATTGAACGATTATCTCGTTTATTAGGGGCTAATATTAATACTGTTAATTTACAACCTTTAGAAGAAAATGCTGGTAATATTGAAGCTATTTTTGAAAGATTAACAAATCAAGCAGCTGGATTAGGTGAAGAAACTGATTATTTAGTATCTAATTTTCAAAAACTAGTTGGAGAAATTAAAAAATCAGGTTCAGGAATTAATGAAAGTACTAAAGGTCTTAGAGCTCTTAGTAGTATAACTGAGAAAATTTCTAGTTATCAAAAAGGTTATAATAATCTATCTTCTAAAGAAATATCTGAACTTAAAGATAAAGTTAAAATTGAAACAGATAGATTAAAAATAGCTAAAAATACTTTAAAAGAAGAAGCTATAGAATTAAGTCAAAAAATTCGATATGGTAATCTTACACCTAAACAACTTCAAGTTGAACAAGAAAAATTAGCTAAAATAATTATAGCTAGAAAAAATATAAGACAACTTCTTGAAAATGAAGATATTACTTTAGGTGAACTTAATAATAAATTAGATATAGCTGAAAAAGAAGCTAAACGTATTGAAAAAGCATTAGGTCTTACTGGTGCTGCTTTAAAAGGAATATCTAAAATCCCTATTTTAGGAGATCTTGTTGATACACAAGAAGCTTTAAAAGCAGCTTCAGATGCTGCTAGAGATGGAGCTGGTAAAATAGGTGCTATGGGAGCGGCTATAGGTTCTATGGGTAAAAGTCTTGTATCAAACTTAAATGATCCTTTAGTAGTAATAGGATTATTAACAAAAGGATTTTTAGCTTTTATTAATTTATTAACAGAAGCAGATAAATCCACAGGTGAACTAGCTAAAGGTATGAATATGTCATACAATGATGCTAGTAAGTTAAGAGGACAATATGCTGAAATAGCAAAAAACGCTCATGATAGTTATATAACTGTAAAAGGTTTACAAGAATCTCAATTAGCTATAGCTCAAACATTAGGTACAACAGCTAAATTAAATGAACAGGATTTAAAAACGTTTACTAAATTAAGAGATCAAGCTGGTTATACTAATGAAGAATTAGCAGAAATACAAAAATTAACATTAGCAGTTGGTGGTAACTTAGAAGGTAATGTTAAAAGTTTCGCGGGTACTGTAGCTAAATTAAATCTACAAAATAAATTAACAATTAATGAAAAACAATTATTAAAAGATGTTTCTAAAGTATCTGATAGTATCAAATTATCTGTAGGAGGAACAGCTGAAGCTATAGCTACAGCTGCTTTTAAAGCGAAACAATTTGGTATAAATTTAGAACAAGCGGATAGAATGGCGGAAGGATTACTCAATTTTGAGGAATCAATGACTAATGAAATATCTGCTCAATTATTAACAGGTAAAAATATTAATTTAGAACATGCTCGTTTATTAGCATTAAATGGAGACATAGCAGGAGCATCAGCTGAAATTTTATCACAAGTAGGAGGAACAGCGGAATTTAGTAATATGAATCGAATCCAACAAGAAGCAATAGCTAAAGCTGTTGGATTAAGTAGAGATGAATTAGCAAAATCATTAATTGAAAGAGAAGCGTTACAAAAAATTGGAGTTAAAGATGCTGAAGAAGCAGAAAAAAAATATCGTATTTTAAGACAAACAATGACCGCTGAAGAAGCGGCTAAAGCATTAGGAGATGAAGCTTATGCTAGACAATTAGAACAAACCACAGTAGCTGAAGATTTTAACCAAATAATTTTACAATTAAAAGAATTATTTATTCCTATTGCTCAACAATTACTTCCTAAAATTAAGGAACTTTTAGGACCAGAAGGTGGTGTTCAATCTTTAGTAGATAAGATAAAAAGTAGTTTTGATACAATATTAACTGTTGTTGAAGTTATAGCAGCGGTCATCGGAGTAAAAATGGTAGCTGGCTTAGTATCATCAGTAGCTCAAGCTGTTAAATTAGTATCAACTTTAGGTCAAGCTAATACTGGTGGAGGAATGGGAGGAGGACCTAGTGGTGGACCTGGTGGAGGCGGTGGAGGAATGTTTGGGGATGGTCTTGGAGGTCTTTTTAAAGGTGGAAGAGCGGGGAAATTAGCTAGAGGTAAAGCATTAAGAGGAGCAGGAAAATTAGCTAAAGGAGCTGGATTTTTATCTTTACTAGGAGCTGGGTTAGATTTAGGTACTAATTTAATGGATCCAAATAGATCAACAGGAAACGCTTTAGCTAAAACTTTAGATCAAAATAAATTTATGGCTTTAGGAGCAGGAATTGGTTCTATAATTCCTGGTTTAGGTACAGTTGTTGGAGCCGGAATTGGCGGTTTAGCAGATTTATTTTTAGGAGATTCAACTCAAATGGTTGAAGATGCTCTTATTAGCAGTAATGGTTTAGTAGTAGGTAAATATAACAGAGGTCAAATTAAACCTATAGCACAAGGAAGACCAGATGATAATGTAATATTTACAACAAATAATGTTTCAAATAATACTAATACAGATAATAGTGAGTTAGCTAGAGAAATGAGAGAAATAAAAGCAATACTAGCTGATACATTAAATGTAGATAAACAAATGGTAGCTATTAGTATGGCTAGTAAATCTCCATCTATTATAATGGATAGTACTAGTGTCGGTACAGCTATTAATATAGGTACTTATTCAATACAATAATTTAAAAATAATCATATTTATAATAAACTAAAAAATTACATACAATGGGACTTAAAGACATGCTTCTTAATCAAGGTACTCCACTTTCTTATGGAAATGGAGCTACTCCTATCACTAACCAAGGTGCAACCCAGCAATCAAAATTACATGCTGACGGAAATACAGCTGGATATTCTTTAGATGGATCTGACTTTCAAGATGTAAATTCTGCTTATCAACAATATAATGATGGTGTTGGGAACTTTTTACCTCAACCTTCAGGATTAGACATAAATGGTCAAGTACCTGTAGGTCCATTAAGTGATCCTAATGTACCTTCTATTAATAACTCTTTTTCACAAGGTCAGTATTTGAATAACTTACCTGGATAATTATGGGTCTTATAAACCTTAGAACTAATCTAAAGGACCTAAAATTTGGAAATGATGAATCTGGTGGAGGAAGTAGTAAACAACCGTTTATTCAAACTCGTATCCCAGCTACAGATGAGCCACTACAGACTAATATATCAGCTAACGCTAGTTTAAATGTCTCTGTTAATAATCTTGGTCAATCATTACCAAATATATTAGGCTCAGCAGCTATTGGAGCTGGTGGTGGAGCTTTATTTGGTGGTGGAGTTGGCGCAATAGTTGGTGCTGGAGTAGGTCTAGGTTTAGGCATAGCTGGGGCTATTGAAACAAATGACTTTAGTGTAGGAGTAAAAGCAGATGCTAGTCTAAAATTTCCTGTTGCTGGAACTGGAGGTCCTGATTTTTTACTTCGTGGTGGACTTTTATTACCTAATATTATAGCTAATGACGCGGCAAGATTAACAAAATATTTTGCTAGTACAGAGGGTGTTTTATTTTCTGTTAAACAAAATTTACTCTCTAGATTAGCAGTTAAAACACAAGCTAGTCCTATTTTATTAAATGAAGGAATATATACTCCTATTAGTACTTTATCTCAAGTTGTAGGTAATGCTTTTGGTTTACATGTTAATAAACAAGGCTTAAATCCATTCGGAGGATTTTTAGGCCTCACAACATACTCAGATGTAATAAAAGATAAAATTTTACCTGAAGAAACTAATAGATTAATTCAATTAACTAATGATAAAATTAGTAGTGGTTTAGATGATGTAAATATCTTATCTTATGGTGGTGGTCCAAATTCTTTTTTAGGTATAGGAAAAACAAATATTAGTTTTGCTACAGGTAATACTGGTGCTCCTTTAAAAGTAAGTAATGCTACAACAGATACAACTTTAGATTATAAAGAATTAGATCAAATTTCTAATGATACTAGTTTTGGAAAAAGTATTAATTATATTAATATAATTGATTTTAGACAAAGTTTAAAAAATATAGTATCAAAGGCTCCATCATATGACCCAGGTAAAAATAAAACATTAGAAACTAGAACAAATTTAGGAGATCCAGGAAACTCAAGCATCTCCGGGAAAAAACCAGTTAGTTATACTAATGGTTATTCTAATGTTGATGTATCATTTGGGGCGGCTACTGCTAATTCATATGATAAAATAAACGCTTTACCCATTTATAGAAGTACAAATGAAAGTTTTGTAGCTCCCAATTTAAATCCAAATACTTATTCTGATTTGGTTAATTTTAGGATAGGAGTTATAGATAATGATGTTAGTGATACTAATTTAGCTAAGATAGATTATATTCATTTTAGAGCATTTTTAAATACAATAAACGATTCATATGATGCTACTTGGAATCCTGTAAAATATATAGGAAGAGGTGAAAACTTCTACACTTATAGTGGGTTTGACAGAAAAGTTTCATTATCATGGACTGTAGCCGCTCAATCAAAAGCTGAACTTATCCCAATGTATAAAAAATTAAATTATCTAGCCTCTCTTTGTGCCCCAGATTATAGTAGTTTTGGATATATGAGAGGAAATATAGTTAAATTAACTATAGGAGGATATTTTTATGAGCAACCAGGTATTATAACTAGCATTAGTTATGAGATGAATGATGAAAATACATCTTGGGAAGTAGGAATAGATGATAATGGTGATATTGATAATTCTGTTAAACAATTACCTCATATAATTAAAGTTAATAATTTTAACTTTATACCGATTCATCAGTTTGTTCCAAGAAAACAACAAAATAAATTCAGAGGAATTGATGGTGAAGATACAGGATTTATTAGTAGTTATGGAGATGAAAGATTTATAGCTTTACAAGGAGCAGATAAGGATGGAGTGACTAATACCGCTTATAATTCTGCTTTAGATATAGCACAAGACAAAGCTTTATCTAAGTTTAATGGTTTAATTAACTCATCACCTCCTTCAGATAACGCTGTAGAACCTACTCTAACATTAGAAGAACAATTAGGAATAGAACCATTACCTGGTACTTTTGCTAGTGATACAAATCGATAATAATTAAAATAATGAATCGATATCAAGACATACCTATTATAAAAATTGATAATAAAACATGTTATCAAACAACTCGTTATCCTGAGGTACCATTATCAAATAATGATATTTATGTTTATACAGTTCAGGGAGATAGATTTGATGTCTTAGCTTCTCAATATTATAAAGATAGTTCTTTATGGTGGATTATATCTATAGCAAATACTGCTATAGCTGGTACTTCTTTACCTTCAGATTTACCTCAAAATTCTTTAGTTATACCTGAAGGCAAACAAATTCGAATACCAGCTGATTATCCTGGGGTATTAAATAGTTTTAAATCAATAAATAATTTATAAAATGAATATATTTGGTGAAGGATTTCCTAAAGAAATAATAGATCAAATTGAAATAAGACAAAAAGCTTATAGCTATGGTTATGGAAAAAATAATTTTAATAGATTTGAAGGTAGTTATGTCTACACTAACGCTAAAACAGCTTGGTGTAAGTTAGTTTCATCTGCTAATATTGATAATATTAACTTAATAAATAATTCTATTATAAGAGATTTAGGTTTCACAAATGGAGACCAAATAGCTAGAGATTTTATATTATTTAATGGTACTACTCCGTCTTCATCATTAGATGGAAAATTTGGATTAGGATATGGAGATACTAAAGGATTTGGAGCTTATAATAGTTGGGGAATACAAAACGCTGATTTTGGTTTTAGACCAATGGCTGGTATAACCTCAGTTACAGTTAAACATAAAAATAGAGGTTCTATTAGAGCAGCATCTGTTAATATTAAAGCATGGGATAAAGCAACTTTTGAGATCATTGATATTTTATATTTACGTTTAGGTTTTTCTGTTCTTTTAGAATGGGGAAACTCAGTTTACTTAGAAAATAGAGATGCTGTTCTTCAACAAAATGTTAATAATAGTTTAGCTAATGAATTTTTAAAAGCAGATTTAACTTATAATGAATTTTTAGCTAAAATTAAAAAACAACAATTAAAATCATTTGGAAATTATGATGCTATGTTTGGTAAAGTGACTAATTTTCATTGGTCATTTAATCAAGATGGTAGTTATGATATAGTTTTAGATTTAATTAGCGCTGGTGATGTTCTTGAATCTTTTAAAGTGAAAGGAAATGCTTTAGCAGTTTCTGATACATCTACAACTACCTCAGGTACAGAAACTGATAAACCAGTTGATTTAGAAACAAGAGATATTTATAAAGTTTTAGCTAAATATGCTCCTACAAATGATATAGCTAATTATCTATATAAAGCATCTTTAGTGTTTCAAGCTGATCATCAAGGTCACGCCAGTGGTACAAACTATTTATATAATTATTCATTTAAAACAGATCCTAATACATATTGGACTCCAACAACTGGAGATTTCGATAAGGCCAAAAATAGTTCTTCTCGTAAAAAAGATATATGTTTTGTAGTGTCAACTACAGTTACTTCTTCTTCTGATAATTCTACTAAATATAATGCTGAAACTAATTATTTTATAAGATTAGGCAATCTTCTTAAATTTATACAAGAAGGAACAATGTATAAAGTTAAAAATCAAAAAGGAAAAGAGCAGCCTCTTTTGTTATTTGATTATGATTTTGATAATTTTATGCATGTTCCTCCTCAAATGATGAGTTATGACCCATCAGTTTGTATGGTAAGAAGAAAAGTAACATTTCCTGGACCTCCAGGTAGTGCTAATATTGTAGATGAAAGTGAATATTTCCAATACAGTGGTTATATAGATCAAGCATCTGAAGTACGAGCTGATTTCGCTGAAGAATTTATGGTTGGTAGTTTAGATGAAGTAGGTAAAATAATGAATATATATGTTAATTTTAGATATATTTTAACTAAATTACAAGAATCAACAAATGCTGACACCAATGAATTAAAATTAATAGATTTTTTAAAAAGTATTTTATCTGGTATAAATGGAGCTTTTGGTGGTTATAGTAAACTAGAATTATTTATAGATGAATCAACTAATGAAGTAAAAATAATAGATCAAAATCCTTTACCATCTAATAAAAAAGCTATAGAATATATAAATCCAACATATAAAAATTCTAATCTTCCTGAAATTCCTACAAATTATGCTTTATTTGAATTATATGGTTACACTAAAAGAGATAATGTTGATTATGAGAAAACTACTATAGTACAAGATTTTAAATTTAACACAGAATTAACTCCTGAGTTTTCTACTATGATTAGTGTATCTGCTACTAGTAGAGGAAATGTTGTAGGAGAAAATAATACAGCCTTATCTAAATTAAATTTAGGATTAACAGATAAATATAAAACAGAAATAAATGGAGGAGGAGCACTTTTAGATTCATCAGCTCAAGATATAAAAACAAAATTAAAAGAAGATAAAGAAAAAGCTGAGGAAGAATATTGTAATTTTGTAAGAAATTTAGTTGATTATTTAAGACATTTATTTTATGGAACATATATTCCTCAAGAAATTCAAGATAATAAAGGCGCATTTTCTATCTACTCAAATCTCTATAAAAAAGTTCAAAAAACTATAAATGATTATAATAGTTATGATGCTTCAACTAATTCTTTTAAGAATCTAACTAAATTCCAACCAGGGACAGGTTTTATACCTTTTAATTTATCATTAACAATAGATGGATTATCAGGTATGAAAATAGGCTCTAAATTTTTAATTGATGGCTCATATTTACCTTCAAATTATCCTGAGACAGTTGATTTTCTTATTAAAAGTATCACTCATGAAATAAAAGATAATAAATGGACTACTAATTTAGAATCATATTGTATAGCCCAAGGAGACTCATCATATTCTACTCCTAAAAGAGAATCAACTGTTGAAAACAAAAAATCAGAATCAAGTTCTAAATCAAATTCTAATCGTGATAAAAACACAAATACTAAAAATAGAGGAGATTTCTTTTCTTGGGTTAGAGGCCCATATGCTGAACCAGATGATAATTTTTCTAATAATGGTTATGCTGTAGCTGTTTTAAAAGGTACAGTTAGAGATAAATTTACTCAAAAGGCAAGTACAAATCCTCCAACTTTAAAAGCAGGATATCCAAAAACTGTTACTAGTAGTAGAGGAAAGCCAATAGTGACTGAAAAATATACCACAGTAGATTATACCTCAGCTGAATTTGAACAACAACTTAAAGATATTTTAAAAGGCATAGGTGCTATAAGTACTCCAGGTAATATAATATTTATGAAAGCATGGCGACAAGCAGAAGGAGGATCAGCATTAAATAATCCTTGGAATTCTACTCAATCAATAGGAACTAAAAAAAGCAATTATAATTATGTTGGTGTTAAAAACTATTTTACATATCAAGATGGTGTAGATGCTACGGTTAAAACTATGACAAATGGTAGATATAATACAGTAATAAAAGCTTTAAAAAAAGGTTTAAAAGATAAAGCTGAAGCTTTAGAATTAGCTCGTTTAGTACAAAAATATGATATGACTGGAGCTATTCCTGATAAATGGAAATAAAAAATATATATCATGCCGTATTATCCTAAATCTCAAATAATAAGTAATTTATACACTAATGGTGGAGAATTATTTTATTTAACTGGAGAGCCGTATGTAGGATATTATTATAAAATATCTAATGGTTCATATTTTTCTGGTAAAACTCCTCAAGATGCTCCTAATGTTAGGTTAGTACTATCTCCATTATTAAAATCTAACAATATTAGTAATATTAATATTAATAGTTTATCATATATTAATACATCTCAAGATTCAATAGATTATCCTTTATTTAGAGATGAAGATATATTATTGCCTTATTATTCTCCTACTCTTCCAACATCTCAAGATTATCAAATAGGAGAAATGAGAAGATATTTTTGTAAAAAGATAAATGAAATATCTTATTTAGAAATAAATAAAGAAATTTATGATAAATTAATTAAAAATGACTTAACTATAGCATTCCAATTCTACCAAGCATTTAACATACCATGGCAGTTAACAGGAGATAAAGAACAAGTCTTTAAAACAAACCGTAACATAGTAGAATTAACTATGAAACAAAAAAAATTACCTCAGTTTGATTTATACCTTAAAAAAGATTATATAAAATATTATAAGTAATACGTCTTAGGACCGTATATAGCTTCGGCTATGAGCACCCCAACTTCGCTCCTTGGGGTGCTCTTTTTAACTAAAAGCTTGGGACCCCAAGATTTCTTTAGTATCTTCTCCCTATAAAATAAAGGTTATGTTCTATATAATAGAAACGTCTGAACAGTTAAGTGAGTTTTTCGAGATAGGTCACGATAAAGTATTTATTGAGCCTATACTTTTTAATGATCAGGTGCATCCTGCTTTAAATCATATATCTTTACTTTATATTAAGCCAGTAGTAAATGATAAAGGATATATACTATGTTTAAATCATTCTGAGGCATTAAAATTAAATAAAACACCTATAACAAATCTACTTGCTTCTTATAAGGAAATATATGTCCGTGATCGTAAGTCGTTTATATACTTTTTTCCATTAAAGAATTTAATAGATATATCATTTTACTCCCCAGAATATATTGAACCAACAACATCAGCTCATGAAATATTTTATAGAAATCATGGACATAGAGAAAATATAAATACTATTATTCCTTTAACTAAACATTATGAAAAATGTGAGTTGATTTTCAATAAAGTAAAAGATTATTTTAAAACAGATAATGTTAAATTTAATAATAAGTTAACTAGTGTTTTCTTTGCAATTGAAAGAAACGGTATTAAAATAAATAAAAAACAATTTGATAAACATTTTGAATTAAATCATGAACAATATAGCATTCAGGATAACACAATTTATACACAATATAACTTATATACTACAACCGGAAGGCCTTCCAATAGTTTTAATAGTATTAATTTTGCAGCACTTTCAAAAGATAATGGATGTAGAAAATCTTTTATCCCAAATAATGATAGATTCATTGAAATAGATATAAGTGCTTACCATCCAACATTAGCAGCTAAATTAGTAGATTATGATTTTGGAGATGAAACACCATATGAATATTTTGCTAGAGAAGCAGGTATTGAGGTAAATGAAGCCAAAATATTAATGTTTAGACAATTATACGGGGGTATTTATAATGAATACAAATATATTGACTACTTCCAGTTAATTGAAGAACATGTAAATAAGTTATGGAAAGAATATATAACAAATGGTTACATATCTTGTCCTATCTCAGGTCATATGTTAACAAAAGATATAAAAGATATCAATCCACAAAAGCTATTTAATTATACATTACAGAATTTGGAGACCTCAACTAATGTTTGTATAGTGTGGGATATTATAAAATTATTAAAAAATAAAAAAACAAAAATTGTATTATACACCTATGATTCTATCTTATTAGATTATTGTGATGATGATGATATTTTAGAACCAATTAAAGAAGTATTTAAAAAATACAACTTGAAAATAAAAACAACAAAAGGTGTCAATTACGACAAAATGGCATAGTTATGGAAAGAATCGCGTTTGAGCCCTCAGTAGATATTTATAACCAGTATGACTTTACAACTGAAGGCGACTTTATGAACAATCGATTATTTGCGACCTTTTCGCAACATGATGACTTAGATTATTTAATAGATAATCTAGCATCAACATATAGTATAATGTATAACAAAATGTTTGTGTTATTTGTTAAAAGTACAAATGAATATGTTGTCACATATAATGTTGAGCAAGGGAATATTAACTCAATCCCAGCTAACACTATTTTAGTACATAGAAAAAAAGAATCAAATACTTTATATACAATAAATGCTTTAAACGATTTAATTAAAAAATTAAATGGTGGTGCTGTTGATCCAACTTTTAAAATTAATTGGCAACATTATCGCAACTGTATTTTATTAACTCAACATGGAGAAATAAAACAGTTAAATACAAAGATATTCAAAATTGTAGAGTTATAATATTTATCATAGATAAGACGGTAATACTATTATCACACTGCTTATAAAAAAGGTGTTGAAAGAGCTTTAAGACTCTGTTTGGCCTTCAAAAAAAGATGCAGTATATTTAACATAGTAATTTAAAACTTATAAATATGGATTTAAAATCAATCAAAAACAAATTGAATGCCTTGCAGACACAAGGGCAGAAAAAAGAAAAGGTCGATTACAGTAAGTACCTATGGAAGCCAAAACAAGAAGGCAAGTACCAAATCAGAATTGTTCCATCTAAGTTAGACAAAAACAATCCGTTTCGAGAAGTGTTTGTACACTATGGTTTCTCAAAATTTCCTATCTACGCTTTAACAAATTGGGGTGAAAAAGATCCAATCGTAGAATTTGCTAAACAGCTTAAGCAAACTAATGACAAAGAAAATTGGAAACTAGCTAAAAAGTTAGAACCAAAAATGCGTGTATTCGCTCCTGTAATTGTACGTGGAGAAGAAGACAAAGGTGTTCGTATGTGGGAGTTTGGTAAAGAAATTTACATGCAACTTTTAGGAATTGCTGATGATGAAGATTATGGTGATTACACAGATATTAGTGAAGGTCGTGATTTTACTTTAGAAGCAGTTATGGGTGATATTGGTGGTCGTCAAGGTTTGAAAACATCAATTCGTATTAAACCTAAAACATCTCCATTAGGTACAGATAAATCAGATGTTGAGTCTTGGTTAGAAAACCAACCTGATATTTTGGAACTTCAACGTAAAACAGAGTTTGCTAAACTAAAAGAAATTCTTCAGAATTGGTTAAATCCAGAAGATGCTTCTGATGATGTAGATACTGATGATGAAGAAGAAACAGAAGAAGTAACTCCTAAAGCTAAAGGTGACTTACCTTGGGAAGATGAAGATGAAGAAGATGAAGCACCAGTTAAGTCAGCTCCAGTTAAAAGTAATTACGAATTAAAAACTAAAAAGTCTAAGGCAGATAAGTTCGATGAACTATTTGAAGACGAAGACTAAAATTAAAAAACAGTTATGGCAAAAAAGTCAACTTCACTAACTGAAGCAGTTAGTGCTCAATTAAAATCTAATTTTGATCTTGATAAATTTAAGGAGAAAAAATCCTTAAATAATAAGGTAAAATTTAAAGATCAAAAATGGATCCCGTTTTCGGAAGCGCTTCAAAAAGCGCTTTCGTTACCTGGGATACCAATGGGACATATTACTGTAGTACGAGGTAAAAGTAATACAGGTAAATCAACAACTTCTATTGAAGCTATAGTTAGCGCTCAGAAAATGGGTGTACTACCAGTTTTAATGATCACTGAGATGAAACATGATTGGGGTCATTTTAAACAAATGGGATTCCAAATGGATGAAGTAAAAGATGAGGAAGGTAATATCATTAACTATGATGGTTTCTTTATCTATAAAGACAGAAGTACACTTCATTCAATTGAAGATATAGCTGTGTTTATGGCTGATTTAATGGATGAGCAAGCTAAAGGAAATTTACCTTATGATCTATTATTTGTATGGGACTCAGTAGGTTCAATTCCATGTCAAATGAGTATTGAACAAGGTAAAAACAATCCAATGTGGAATGCAGGAGCAATAGCAACTCAGTTTGGTAATTTTATCAATCAAAAGATTGTATTGTCTCGTAAAGAAGAAATGCCTTATACTAATACATTCTTGATTATTAATAAAACAGGAGTAGCACCAGCAGAAGGTCCTATGGCTAGACCTAGAATGACTAATAAAGGTGGTGATACATTTTTCTATGATGCTTCATTAGTACTTACTTTTGGTAATGTGACTAATAGTGGTACAAGTAAAATTAAAGCTGTTAAAGATAAGAAAGAAGTAGAGTTTGCACTTCGTACTAAAATCTCATGTGATAAAAATCACGTTAATGGAATTACTACTAAAGGAACTATTGTAAGTACAGTTCATGGGTTTATTGAAGACTCTCCTAACGCAATTACTAAATATAAGAAAGATTACTCAAATGAGTGGTTAGATATTTTAGGTAAAGGAGATGTTAAAATTACTGAAGATAACTCAGACTGGGAAGAGAAAAAAGATATTTCTGATTTAGTAGATTTTGAAGAAACTGTAGGAGATGAATAATAAAGATTTACTTAAACTTTTAGATGGGATTCATGAAGATGAAAGTACTGTTCTTAAAGATGAAAATAGAATTTTGATCATAGATGGTTTAAATCTATTTTTAAGAAACTTTGCTGTACTTAATTATATTAATCCTCAAGGAACTCATATTGGAGGTTTAAGTGGTTTTTTACGCTCACTAGGTTCACTAACAAAACAGATTAAACCAACTGCCGTGTATATTGTATTCGATGGAATAGGTTCTTCCTTAAATAGGAAGAGCCTCATTCCCGAATATAAATCAGGTAGAAATGTAAATAGAGTAAATGCAAATATATTTGAACATTTAGATGATGAAAATGAATCTAAAGCAGATCAAATAGGTAGATTGATTCAATATTTACAATGTTTACCTGTTAAAATGTTATCAATGGATAAAGTAGAAGCAGATGACATTATAGCATTTCTAAGTGTTGAAATGACTAAAAATGAAAAAACAAAAGCATATATCGTATCCTCAGATAAAGATTTCTTACAATTAGTAGATGAAAATATAACTGTTTATGCTGCTATGGAGAAAGAATTTTATACACCTAAGAAAGTAAAAGAAAAATATAATATTGAACCCTATAATTTTTTAACATATAAAATATTAATGGGTGACAATTCAGATAAAATTCCAGGAATAAAAGGATTAGGTCCTAAAAAATTACCTAAAATGTTTCCTCAATTATTTGAAGATAAATTATGTACATTAGATGATATCTTTAATATAGCTAAAGATAATTATGAAAAACATGATGTATATTGTAGAGTAATAATGGATTATGAAAAATTAAAAGATAGTAAAAAGGTTATGGATTTAGGAAATCCTATCTTGGATTCTAGGGAAAAAGAACTTATATTAAAATCTGTAAAAGAATCAGCGTTTAAGTTAGATATTCCAACATTTATAAAGTTATATAACCAAGATGGATTAGGAAATGTTTTAAAAAATATTGAATTTTGGTTACGTGACAATTGGAGTATTATTGATAGATATAATAAAGCAAAACATAAATAAAAGTTATGACATTAAGTAGTTTAGAGAATTATGGAATCGGATTCCAAACAAAAGTTATCTCTGCTTTATTAACAGATAAGCCCTTCTTACAAAATGTAAATGATGTCTTAACAGAAGAATATTTTAGTAATACAGCTCATAAGTGGGTAGTTAATGAAGTATTAAAATATTATCATAAGTATCATACAAATCCTACAATGGATGTTCTTAAAGTAGAAATGAAGAGACTTGACAATGAAGTACTTCAAGTATCTATTAAAGAACAATTAAAAGAAGCATATAGATCATCTGATGAAAGCGATTTAACTTATGTAAAACAAGAATTTACTAATTTTTGTAAAAACCAGCAATTGAAAAAAGCGCTTTTAAGTTCAGTTGATTTATTAAAAGCAGGTGACTATGACTCAATTAGATCATTAGTTGATGGCGCTTTACGTTCAGGTCAAGACAAAAATATTGGTCATGAATATAATAAAGATACTGAGTCAAGATATCGTGAAGAAGATAGAACACCAATTCCTACACCTTGGAATGAATTAAATGGATTATTACAAGGTGGATTAGGTGAAGGTGATTTTGGATTAATATTTGGTAATCCAGGAGGTGGTAAAAGTTGGAGTTTAGTAGCATTAGGAGCATATGCAGTACAAGCAGGTTTTAATGTCATACATTATACATTAGAATTAGGTGAAAGTTATGTAGGTAGACGATATGATGCTTTTTTTACTCAAATACCTGTAAATAAAATTACTAAATTTAAAGACAGAGTTGAAGAAGCAACATCACAATTACCAGGTAATTTGATTATTAAAGAATATCCAATGGGTAAAGCATCTATAAGTACTGTAGAAGCACATATTAAAAAATGTATTGATTTAGATTTTAAACCAGATCTAATTATTATTGACTATGTGGATCTCTTATCATCAAAAAGAAATAACCGTGAACGGAAAGATGAGATAGATGATATTTATACAAGTACGAAAGGATTAGCTCGTGAACTTAAATTACCTATCTGGAGTGTTTCACAAGTAAATAGAGCAGGCGCTAAAGATAGTATTATTGAAGGTGATAAAGCAGCTGGATCCTATGACAAAATGATGATCGCAGATTTTGCGATTTCTTTGTCTCGTCAAAAGAAAGATAAAGTAAATGGAACAGGTAGATTTCATATTATGAAAAACAGGTATGGTATGGATGGACTTACTTTTAATGCTAAAGTAGATACATCAACTGGTCACATTGAATTTTTAAATCAACTAAATGAGGATGATGAAGATGATTTAGTACAAAGTAGTAAACCAAATAAAATGAGTGGTGACTTTGATGATTTAGATAGAGAAATTTTAGCACAACAATTCTTTGCATTGAACAAATAAAAATTATGATAACTGAACCAAGAATTTATTACAAACCATTCGAATACCAAGACGCATTCGATTTCTATAAGAACCAGCATAGGGCCCATTGGCTAGCTGATGAGGTACCTTTAGCATCCGATTTAAATGATTGGAAATTAAAATTAAATGAATCCGAAAAAAACTTAATCGGTAATATTTTAAAATCATTTGCTCAAACAGAAGTACACGTTAATGATTACTGGTCAACAAAAGTATCAGTATGGTTCCCAAAACCTGAAATTCAAGCTATGGCTCGTGTGTTTGCTGATTTTGAATCAATTCATGCTGAAGCATATGCTCGTTTAAATGAAGAATTAGGTTTAGATGACTTTAGAGCATTTTTAGAAGATGAAGTATCAAAAGCTAAAATTGATCGTTTAATTGAAGTACCTGGAGAATCATTAGAGGAAAGAGCACTATCATTAGCTATATTCTCAGCATTTACTGAAGGTGTAAATTTATTTAGCTCATTTGCTGTACTAATGAGTTTCCAATTAAGAAACTTAATGAAAGGTACAGGTCAAATTGTTGAATGGAGTGTAAGAGATGAATCATTGCATTCAAAAGCAGGATGTTGGTTATATAGAACATTACTTAAAGAATGTCCTGAATTAGATACTGCTGAAATGAGAAATAAAATTGTTGAAGCATGTGAGTTATCAGTTCAACTTGAATTTGATTTCATTGAAAAAGCATTTGAAATGGGTGATATTGAAGGCTTAAATAAAGAACAATTAAAAGCATTTATCAAAGCCAGAGCAAATGAAAAAATGATTGAATTAGGTTATAATGCAATTTATAATGATGTAGATCCTAATCTAGTTAAACAAATGGAATGGTTTGGTCACTTAACAAGTGGTAAAACACATCAAGACTTCTTTGCAGGTCGAGTAACAAGTTATTCAAAATCAACAGCAGATTGGGACGATTTATAAAATAAAATATGAGCATACAAGTTAATACAACAAATTGGATTAAAGGAAAA